TAGATAGTGTTGGGGGAAAAAAAGGGGGGGGGGGGTGTGTCCCCCCCCCCCCCCGCACGGTTATTATTCGGTGATTCGGTGATTCGATAAAGGGTTATGCCGTTTTGGTATAAGCCGTATGGACGACGATCTCGGCAGGTTTGACGATGTTCACGTCCAGCTTCATTCTCATCTGAAAAAAGAAGAGCTCCGAGTTGGATTGCAGACGGTCCACTTTCAGTACCTCGGCGTCGTTGGCGTAATCTACGCCCATCCACAGGTTGGAATCCATGCCCGACGTGAAGTTGCCCATGACGATGGTGTGCTCCGGAACTCCCGTGATCGGGATGATACGCTTACCCTTGAAGCGGTAACGGTTCACCTCGCTGTTCTCGGAGTATTTCACCATCTTGTCGGTGATATACTGGTCGTAGGCATCCCACGCTTCCCAGCCCATGACAATGCTCAGGCCCGACCGCTTGCGGATCTGCTTGGGGCATTTCTTCCACATCGAGTAGAGAGCCGCCTCGACCGCAGCACCGTCCTTGAGCTCGGTTGTGCCGGAGACGATGCACTGGCCGCCCGCGACGGTCTGGGCATCGGTAGCGTTCACGTTATCGATGATGCGTTTGATGACCCCGTCGAAGTATTTCTCCTTGCCGGCTCCGATCTGTACGGCACCCGCGGGAGCCGTGATGTTTGCGGCAGCCGTACCTCCCTTGGCCGAAGTCCAGATGGCATTGCCGATGAACTCGTTTTTCTTGTCCATCAGAAGGCGCAGCATCGTGGCCTGCAACTTGGGATCGAGCTCGCGGAAGACGAGGTTGCCCGTCGGCTGTGCGAATTTCCAGTAAGCCTCAAAATCGCGCGGGTTGAATTCGAGGTAAACCATGAATTCGGCGGGTTCGAGGTGGCGTTCCGTGAACTGGTATTCGTTTTCGCCGTTCTCGCCTTTGGCCCCGTGCGAACTCTGGGGCGTGGGGACGTTGTCCTGAATGATGTCTCCCAACCGGATGGCGGGAAGGGTGTACTTGTGCTGGATGCCGGATTTGATGTGGATCAGCCCCTCACGGAAGGTGTCATTTCCCTGCGCCGTGTAGGTGAGCAGGTCCTCCAATACCTCTCCGGCATAGCCGTTCTGTAAGAAAGTTACTGTATCTGCCATTGTGTTAGTGATTTTCTGGGTTTGAATCTCGGCCGCGAACAGGGAGCATCGACTCAAAGCGGTAAACCACTTCCGGCAAATCAGTTTATGTGTATCAAGGTGGCGGGATGGTACGTCTCCCGCCGGACGGGGCTATTGCAGTTTCTTGAAGGCGAAGTCCTTGCCCACGACGGCTTCGACCTGCTCGGCCATCTTCTGACCGGCACTCTTCAGGGCATCGGCGGCTGCTTGGGCGTTGTCGGGGTCGGTGGCGATCTGCTCGCTGATTTTCTCGCGTGCGGGAATCGAACCGATGGTGTCCTGCACCAGTTGGAAGTTCGTGGCAGCCATCTCTTTCCAGCCGGGCACCGCATCCGCCTCGATTTTGCCTTCGTCCACGGCTTTCTGCAAGAAGCTCTGGATGGCACTCGCTTTGGCATCGGCCTCTTTCTGCTCATAGACCTGCAACCGGGCGGTTGCGCTGTCGAGGTCTTTCTGGAGGTTGCCGATGGTGGCGTCCTTGCCGGCAATCACGGTCTTGGCGTCGCTCAGGGCTTTATTCGCCTCGGTCAGTCTGGCTTCCACGCCGGTCAGCTCCGAAATGCGGGAGAGCACGTCCCTCACCTCGTTCTTCTCCTGCATGCCGAGTGAGGCGACCACCGCGTTGTATTCCGGGGATAATGTTTTCTCTTCGTTCATGGATCTGTGATTAAGTTTCGTATTAAGAATAGTGGTTTTCTCGCCAGACGGGTGATTTCCATCCGTGAGCGTGGAAATGCGGCTCATCACCGCCTGTATAGCCGCCGCATCCGTGATACCCGACAGGTCTGCCCGGACTTTGTCCCGAAGCTGCTTGTTGGTTTTCAGCACGTGGCTTTCGGGAATGATACCCGCTTTCACGGCCGCCGCGGCATCGAAGAATGTCCCGTCCCGTCCGGCGGCCCCGTCCATGATGGCCCGGACTTTCTCGCGGCTCAACCCGAACCGCTTGCGGTAGATGGTCTCGATCTGTGCAGTGAAGGCTTTGACCAGCTCGGATTCCTCCCCGTCGTTGTCGTCAGGCAAGAACGGGTTGTGAATCATCAGGATGCCGTAATCGCGCATGAACGACTTGTCCCCGGCAGCCCAGATGACGGAGCCCATCGAGGCGGCCATGCCTTCGATGACGCATTCGGTAGGCACCGTGGCGTTCTGGATGGCGGCATAGACCGTCATACCGTGCAATACCGAGCCGCCCTCCGAGTTGATGAGTACCCGGATAAGGGAAGGACGCACGATGTTCTCCAAAAAGTCGAACGCCTCGCTGAAACGCCCGGCACTCTCTTCCGTGATACGGCCGAAGAAGCGGATGGAAGCCGGACGCCCGGCACCCGACTGACAGACGATATGTTCAAAAGTTTCCGTGTTCATCTTTTCCTTTGGGTAAGAATAGCTTCGCTCGCGTGAAATGGTTTATAACCCGGCTCCGGAGCCGTTCGGGACATCCTCGGCAGGCTTTTCCGCTTCGGGCTCTTTTTCCTCCTCCGGCAGGTCCGGCACATCGACCGACGGCTCGAACCCCGTAACCTTTTCGTAGGTCGGCTCGGCGTGATGCCCGTGTCCCGCCGTGTCGTGCTGCGGGGCATCGGCATGTTGCGTGAAGGGCGGCATGACCAAGTAGCGTTCGACCCAGTTCCGGTATTTCCATGCGGAGGATTCCCGGAACCATACCTCGTAATCCACCCAGTACGCCTGCAACATGTTGGTCGTTAGGGGCATATCGAAGTAAAGGAGATTGCACCGCTCCGTGAGTGCCGGTTCATGGCTTTTGGCATCCTGAATGGCGACGTTCAACCGCTGGAAAACGATGAACGGGTCGCATTCCCGCTCCGGGTCGGTGTGATTGAGCGTATTGAGGATGAAGCGGATGCGCATGGTGGCGCGCCCCTCGCCGATACGTTGCTGCTGCACGAGGTAACGCACGTTCACGAAGCGGATGAAGATGGCCGGAAAAGCGATTTCCATTTCCAGATTCTCGCTGCGCACGATTCGGGAGAACTGTCCCGTGTCGATCATGACAGTCTTGAAAAACGGCGGACTTTGCGGGTCTTCCGGATGCTCCCGCAGAGTGAGGATTGCCCGGCGGACAGCCTGATACATGTTCACGAACGGATTCTCCGATACCTGTTCGGGCACGGCGACCGGAGGTTGTTCCGCCTGAGACGCGGAACCGTTTACGGGTGGGTTATGTGGTTTCTTATCTTTGATCATGGGTTCGGAAAGGGAAATCCCCTGAATAGGATGGGGATAAACAGTTGGTTGACGGTATGGTTCAGTTTCGGGTTGATGCCGATAAACTGCCGGTGTTCGGGCCGGCGGCTGCTATATTGGTTGACCGTATAGAGCCCTAATGCCGGGTCTGTGTTATGAACGGCGGCGTAACTCTTGGAAGCGCCGCGTTTTCCCGGCTGCTTGAAATTGCTCGCCTTGGTACGGATAGCGTAACGGGCTCCCCGGCGGAAAATCCTCTTTCGTTCACCGTAGCCGCGCTGGGTGATGTTGGTATGGTCCATACGGTCGGCTTCCCCGGTGATGGAGTGCGACAAGGTTCCGGTGTCGTTCATCACGGGATGGGTAAAGCGTCGGCCCCAGCGGGATTTGCGCTCCGGCCACGGCTTGCCGCTGCCGTAAAAGCCGCCTTCGGCAAAGCTGCTGCGGAACCGGCTCTTGGTGTATTCGCCGGCCATTGTCACGAAGTCATGGGTGTTGAACTCCATCTTGCTGGGCAGATACCGGCCGTTACCTTTCGGCGCCCACTGCTCGCAGAATTGTTCGAGGGTGATTCTCATGGCCTACGGATGGGTGTCGGTTTGTTTCACGCCACGGGGATGGCCGTAACGCTTGTAGTATTCCTCGTCCGACATGATGCCCCGGTCGGAAGAGCTTCCGCCGACCGCTATACCGCCTCCGCCACCCATGCCGGGTATCACGTTGAGCTGCTTGCCCACGACGATACCGAACTCTTTCTCGATTTCGTCTGCCGCCACTTCATACTTGTCCGTGATAAGTGAATAGAGCTTGATACGGTCCTCATTGTTCATGTCGATGCGGTTGGAATACTTGAATTCCAGGCCGGCGGGGATATAGCCCATCGCCACGAGCCGGGGGATGATCTGCTCGTTCATCACGTTCTCGATGTAGCGGCGGTACACCTCGATGCGATCGCGGAAGATATCCTGATGCGCCTTGGTGGAGCCGACATACGACTGCATGCCTCCGGCCATCGATTCGGAGCCGAGGATAAGGTTCGAGACCTCCTTGTTGGCGAACTGGATCAGTCCGGTATATATCTTCTCGCTGTTGGACATGGTGAAGGTCTTGATGTCCACCTCGTCCTCCAGTCCTGTCACGATAACTTTGTTCTGGGCGGCATTGGAGATGTCCTGCGCCAGACGCTTGCGGTCCATGTTGTTTTCGCTGACGGTCTTCCCGTGGATGATGGGCTGGCCGTAGGTATGACTGAAATTGACGTAGTTGGCAACCGTGAACTTTTTGGCGAGAATCAGCGGCGTCGTGGCCGAGAAAAGTCCCAGATCTCCGGTCTTGACAAGCACGTAACGTTTCCGGTAAGTAGCCGAGTGAATGTCCCAGTGCGGCAGCCACAGCCCTTGCCGTTTGACGACAATGCCCTGTTCGGGCAGGACATTGCGGCGTTCGATGCTGTTGACCTCTTTCAGACGCCCCGTGTCAGGGTCGATAGTAGGCATGATTTCCAGTAACGTGTAACCGTAGAGCTTGGCTTCGATGACACCCCGGATGATCTTGTCGAACTGCGAGCCCTGTATCTTCTGGCTCTCTTTCACATCCTTGACGTATTTGCCCTTGTCGTTCAGACGGGCGAGCATATAACGGTCTCCAAGTATCTGGCTTTCGAGTGTCTCGATGACGGCACGGATGTGCGCGTCCTGTTGCAGGCACGCATCGTACAGGTCGATCAGACGTGCCCGGTCGTCGAGGATGGTGCCCAGCAGCATGTTCGAGCGCACCGAACGGTAGCGGTTGTGCCGTTCGATTTCCCGCACGTATTCCTGAATCGTTTTTTTCGACGTGTGGAATATGCTTTCGAGCAACTCGTGGTTAAATGTTCCTTCTTCCTGCATTTTTTTCGGGTTTCAAAAAGAATAGTTCGATCCCGAAAAAATGGGTTATCCGACCCCTTCAGACCATACGGAGAAATCGCCTCCAATATATTCGGTTTACCATACAAAATAAGCGTACGATTACTTACAGATTTTTGGTCCGTTTTTGCATCTAAAACCTGCTTGTAAATATCTATAAATGAATTATTAACGATAAAATTTGTCGCCAAATTTATAGTTAAAATCAAGCCAAAAAGTATATATTTGCCTGCAAAATTTAATATATCGAGAAAATGGGAACAATCGACAATCATCAAGGGTTCAAGCTACGGTTCGGTGAATTTCCGGATTTGCTGTTCACCGCTATAGATACCCGGACTTATTTTGACATGACACATTTCCTGCAATCCATGAATTTGGATCCGGAAGAAAAGATTGCTGAATTCACCGCAGGTTTCGCCTTGTGGATAGAACATTTAGCGAAAATGTATGGCATACCGCCGGACGAATGTTTTGCCGTCGATGCCGCAACGAAACACTCTCTGGCAGAAGAGTCCTTCGCACTGCCGTTCCTCTGCTGTACTGACCCGGTATTCGGCGCGTACCTGCTGGAGAGCATGACGCAGATGCTGTTAAACGGCATAGTATGTTCCGATTCATACGTCCTGATGCAAGCTCAGGTCCGATTTACGCCGGAAGAATTGATTGCCAACCGAAACAACAGCGAGTTATGAAAACGAAAGGTCCATTTTTACCGTCGAAGCAGCTATTAGTCTTCAACGGAGCGTATGTACTCATTGCTGTGGTGCGCTCATTACATAGTGCCGCGGATTTCTCCGGCATCAATCTGCAAAGCATATCATTCTCCTGTACAGGTAGGTATGTTGCCACTGGCGGGTTCTATTTTCGTCATGCGCATCCTGATGTACAGATCGAGTTATCGGATCTCGATAACTTGACATTACAGGAGTATGACCGTTTGTGCGGAGTGGAACGCCGCTATTTCACGGTGCGTGAGATCGCACACAAACGGCAGGCGTATGATGAACGGCGCAAGGAGTTCCGGAAATTCTGTAAACAACGTGATTTAGAAGAAAAAGAAAAGTAATACAAGATGAAAAGTAATACGACACTATGCGAAGAGTACCCGATAAGAGTGCTTTTCAACGATGACAAGACCTTGGCATGGGTGAACCTCCATGACCTCTGTAAAGTTTTGGGACGGGAAGAACTGCTGACCGACAAGGCGGCCATTCACCAATTACCTTCCAGTATCCAGATTCCGTTCCGCAAGAAAGGACGTGAAATGTGGGCCATCAGCCCTTATGACGTCTACAAACTGATCCGCCCCATGCGGCGCGAAAATTCCATCGCGGCAAAGAAATGTGCCATTGTCGAGACATGGTTGAACGAACTGCTGGAGGATGCCGCCATACAGTCGGCCAAAACGATACAACCTGTACGGCAGGAAGATGTGGTGTTCAGCTACCAGGATCATCCGATCTCTTTCCGTGCCGCCAACAACAAGATGATGATCAACGCCACGCAGATGGCACGCAGCTTCGGCGTGTTGCCGGCAGAGATTCTGCGCAAGGCGGATTTTGTCCGCTACCGCCAGCATCTGGTCGAGAAGGGCATCTCGGAAAGCCTCGACAGCCAGATTTTCACTACACGCGGACGTAACAACGGGGCGACATGGATTGATGAAGAACTGGCGATGGAGTTCGCCCGGCAGTTGTCGCCGGAGTTCTCGCAATGGTGCAACACGAAAATCAACGAACTGATGACACGGGGTTATGCCACGTTGGAACCCCGGCCCGAAAGCGGCATGAGCACCACTGAAAATCTACCCGTGCCGCAGAGTCTTGATGAAGCACAACAGTTGATCGTCGCCCAGCGGCGGGAGATACACCTGCAACAGGAACGTATCGACGCCGATTCCTACAAGGTGGAGTTTTACGACAACCTGATCGAGGGGCGAGACTTCTATTCGACGACATGGCTCGCGCAGGAACTTGGCACGACACCCCGGCAGTTACACCAGTTCCTTGCCGAGAAAGGCATCTGCAAGTTCTCGAAAAACCAGTGGGTAGCATTCCTGCCATACCGAAGCTGGCAGATCGATATGCCGTATTACTGGAACAACCTGCGCACCGGCAAGTGCCATGCGGCCGGGACACGGAAACGGTGGAGCAAGATCGGCCGTGACCAGATTCTCGAACTCTGGAACAAGGAACCGCCTAAACGACCTGAACTTCCGTCAGGACGCCGCCGGGTGGAGAACCCGTACAGCCATCTGACGGAAGGCGTGGATTATTTCACACCCACACAACTCGCCCGGGAAATCGGCATCTCAGCCAGCCGCATGAGTAAGTTTTTGGAAGAGAGCGGCATTTGTCGATTCGTGAAAAAGCAATGGACCGTCCTGCCGGAATACGGGGAGTGGCAAATCGATGTGCCGTATTACTGGACGAATCCCAAAACCCAAAAACGATGGGCATTTGGTACTCGCAAGCGGTGGACGTTGATCGGTAAAGAGAAAATAATCGAATTGTGGAATAACCGGAATACCGGTATGCAAACGGAAGAAACGGAATGACTGAAAAACTGATCGAGAAGATTTCAAGAGCCACGGGACGCTATCCCGTGAGCTGCGACTGTCCTCGTTGCCGGAAACAATGCCTGACCCCTTGTCTGGGTACACCGGAAGATATTTGGCGACTGATAGAGGCCGGATATAAGGGAAGACTGCGGATTACATTCTGGGCTGTCGGTATGCTGGTCGGTGCCATACCGTTCCCGATACTGATGGTGCAGGCGCTCCAGACGGAACACGGTTGCGTGTTCTGGAAAAACGGGCTGTGCGAGCTGCATGACTTGAAGCTCAAACCGACGGAAGGACGCTTGTCATATCATGTTCTCACGGAAGAAAACATCTGTTTCGGAAAATCGCTGACCTGGAACGTGGCAAAAGAGTGGATCAACGTGGAAAACATTCCGCTCATTACCCGAATCCTGCAACGCATGACAAAATGAAAACCGCATGAAACACAAAGGAAAAAGCAACAGTTCATTCCGGCATCCGAAACAGGTGCTGCTGTTCGGCCACACGCGCATACTGGTCGCCGTCTTCAAGTCGATGCAGACGTGCGCCGAAATCACCGGAACATCCGTCAAGACGGTCAGCCGGGCCTGCAAAGGAGAATATGCGCAGGCGGCGGGATTCTATTTCCGTAGGCTGCATCCGGACGTGGAGATTGAAATGGCAGACCTCGATACGCTTCGTCTGGAGGAGTATGACGAGCTTTGCGGCGAGGTACGCCGTTATCTGCCCAAGGAGGAGGTAAAGGCTCTCAGGGAGAAGTTCGAGCTGACCTACGGGCATAGAAAAAGTCCCGATGGAGGCTGACCGGCTACTATCCCAAACTCTATAAAACAGAAAAGTAAGATGCAGTAATATATATTATATATACTATACTACTATCTTACTTTTCTGTTTTTATCTACTAAAAGAAAAACATAGCGAACCCCTTTAGGGGTGAGCATTAAAGGGTATAAATAAACACTGGAGCGTAGCGGAAGTGCTTTATTTATACCCTCCACCTTGCTTCTTCTTTAGAAGAAGATAGAGAATACCGATACAGAAATTCCAAAGCGGGACTTACTTCTCCAGCTACAAAACATGATGGATAGAGGATGGTTGTAAAACGGCTATCCCTTTAACGGATAACGGGACAGTTGTTCCTTTCGTTTCTCCTGTAACTGTAAAGCAAGTTCTTTTATGCTCGCTTCATTGGTGGAGTAGTTACCGGCTTTAGCTCGCTTTATATCTCTTCGTCGTCCTTTATCCGTCGTCTTACAGACCTTCCAGAACTCTTTCAGGTAGTAATACTCGGTCTCTTCAGAACGGGAAACAGCACCGACACCCAGTTCACTGAAAAGATACCTCCGGAGTTCCTCCATCGGGTCCCGATACCGGGAATAGTTCCCGTTATTGAAATACTTAGCACCTTTGGTCTTGCCCTGCTCAATGGTCTTGCATACTTCCCAGAATTCGTTCAGGTAATAGTAACCTTTTCCTGCCGGAGCCAGATAATTGACAGGTTCGATCCGTTTGTAGAATCCGTTCCAAAGCACACCAGCTTGTTCCAATTCCTTCGCCAGATCTTCTCGTTGCCCTACATTGATAGGCTCCAACTGGTAATCCTCTTTTGGCCCGACAATCTCCCGCAGCGAATAACGCACCGGCCCGTCTTCCGGTTTCATGCAGTACATGACAATCCGCCCCCCGGCATCGATTTCCCGGAACACACCGTAGCCGATTTTCCGACCCAGTACGCTGATCTGGTACTGGACATTTTCTTTGGGTATTTCGCGCGGCCTGATTCTGTTGCGCCACCGGTTCCAAACCAATCCCTCCCGATAAAGTGCCCGTTGCAGGCGGAGAACCGTCTCCTCGTCGGCAATTTCCAACGAAGTATAACCAAAGCATTCGGGAGTAACGTTCAGTTCTTCGCCTTTGATTGAAACATACAGGCACACGGACTGATTGACGCCCACCGTTTCGACAATCCCTGAAATCCCTTGCCCCACAAGGTTCACGACATCACCGCGCTGAGGCATATCCGTCTCAAACCATTGTCGGAACTCTTCGTATGTTACGGGCAACCGTTTATCTGGGGTCGCGTCGATAGAGACGACAAAGCGCCGCTGAGCACAGAACTGCGCTATGGCCAGTTCATGCGTCTCATTCTTCGGTCTGTAACATCGGAAGAAATCATGGATTGCCGACTTGCTTTTACTCATCCGGTATTTGCATCTATAAATTATATACAGGTTTACTTTAGGCAAAGATAAAGATTGTCGGAGAAATGCGGGCTTAAATTATCAATTTTCTTTTTATGGGAACCTAATAAAAGTTTCGACAAAAAATCCGATAATTCGTTAGAGCACAAATTCCTATACAAAACTATATATAAGACCGTCTGCTCTAATGTCCCATTTTGGAATGTTTTAGTAAACAAGATTCTCCGCATAACCGTGTCTGTCATAACATGAAATGACTGGCATCGAGAGAATCCACCAATGCAAAGCCGACAGATAAATGGATTCTTGCAAAGTCTGTCTATGCACGGATGGATTCTCCCTCTGCAAATCCTGTTCTGTTTTGAACAAATAATCCCCCGAAACCGTGCCGAACTTTGAACAAAAAAGTCAGAGCCAAAAACGGGACTTGAAAATCAGGCCGTAGGGCGCGTATCGAATCCGCACCGGGGGTAGTACCCACCCCGTTCTTTTCAAAAATTATTAGTATATTGTTATTCAATTGTTTAACACCTTCACTTTGTAGAAAAGTGAAACTAAAAGTCTATAAATAGACCCTTGTTTCTTTCGGATTGAAAGCAAAAAATATTTTCGCCCTTGTTTTTAGGTTGTTTTCAACTCGCAAATAATTGATTGTCAATATATATAGTTTTTCTTTCAATCCGTTTTTGAGCGTTGAACCCTATATTTTTTTTGAAAAAAATTTCTCTTTCTTGTAAGGTGTTGATTTCCAATTAAATAAAAACAACCCTCGCGCGCGGGCGTTCACTCTCATTTTAGAGCTGTTTTTCCAATCGGACGAAAAAAAATATTTGGCGGTTTGAAAAATTTGTTTTAGAGTTGAATTGAACCCGAAAGGGAAACAGCCCCGACAAACAGACGGGCAAAAGAGAAACAAAAAATATACAGACTTTCAAAAGCGACACAACCGCAAAAAGTCTGTAAATAGTAAAAACGAAAAAAACAGTAAGTAAGAAACAGACAGCAAAAACCGCAACAGCGAGAAACAAACAGCCCTTTTTGTGGGAAACCTATTTTTGAGGCTGGGAAAATCAAAAATTCGTCCGTGCGTTTTGGAACGCTTAAATAGGGTGTTAAATAACCACACCGAGCGGAACGGCAAACCAATGCCGCAAGTCGGAACGGTCGAAATACGTGTATTTTGTCCGCATACGCAAAACCCGTGATTTTGGGAGGGTGAGAGTCGTATGGAAAAGGGAGGCGATAAAATAATGCCATAAGTCTGCCCATGCGCAGCCGGAGATAAAAATCGCTATGCGGTAAAAACAATCCGCACGGAGCTTGAGAAAAGAGCATTGCCAAGATTATGCCCACAATCACCAGCCGCCAACCGCCCGAATGTTAGCTGCCCCGTTGGAAAAGACGGGGGACGTGCCAAAGAAACACCTCGGAGGAAATTGGAGTAACCGAGGCTTGCCATGACAGCGGAAAACCGCCTTTGCGTGTGAACAATGCAAATATAGGGCTTTTTTCCGAAATAGCGAGTATAGGGCACGTTTTAGTGAGGTGCAAATTGAGATGAAATCTGCACGCTATCGGGTGAAAGGTAGCGTGCGATTTTCGGGCGCGCACAGGTCGTGCCGTTTTGCCATCAGCAGAACGTGCGGTTCGATTCCGCAGTGCCCTCAATATGCACTATCGCATAGAAACACTCTAAATTTTATCATTATGGCAATCAGTAAGTTAAATGCAGAACAGTTTGCAAACATGGCAGTCAATGCCGCAGGTGTGATTTTCGAGTATGCCGGCAAGGACGGCAAAAACACGGCGATGCACTTTTTCGGTGCCGATTACGAAGCGACCGTGAAAACGCAGGACGAAATGTTCCGTGTACTGCGTAACGTGGTAACGACTTTCTGGGAAGTGAAGACCAAAGAATCCCTGCTCCGTGAATCGAATGACGGTATCCGCTCGAAACTCCGTGCAGGAACTCCGCACCGGCTCATCATTCGCACCTCCGCAGGCATTACGGTCAAAATCTTCGACCTCGATGCGAGCGTATGGGCACGAATCGGGTTAATGCCGACCAAAAAGGACTTGGAACGCTCCGCCCGCGACCGCAAGAAGTACATCCACAATGCCACCAAAGCACTCATGGAGGCTCTGAATTTCCGTGTGGAGCTGCCCAAAGACATCGCCCAGCCCGAAGAGGTACAGACCGAACAGCCTGCCGAACAAGTTGTCGCCGAAAGTACGGCACCCGTAACCGTCGCCGAAACGGTGGCGGAACAGCCAGCCCGCAGGCGTGGCAGAAAACCGAGAAACGGAGCGGAAACCGTAGCGATTGCAGCGTAACGGTATAGTGAACCCTATACAATCGAAGCAGGACAGCGTGCAGAAAACGTGCGCTGTCCCTTTTGTTTCATGCCATGTATAAACTCATCGCTTTCAACGAAGTGGCGGAAAATTTTTCTGCCCATTTTGCGCTCGGCATCTCCCGTATTTCGACCGCTGCAAAAGCCATGAAACGGGGATGCTGCACTTCATCACGCACAAATTTGTGCGGTACTTATACCAGAATTGCGGATATGAACGCACCGAACTTCTGGAGAATTTCGTGTGCCGGAGATATAGCCCGCAGGCTTGGAAATTTCTCAAAAAACTAATACGATAAAAAGGATATGATAGACGTATATAACAATGCCGGAACCGAGAGTTACGGCTGCTTCAAGCATCTCAAAGCTGCCAAACCCACGCTGGTGCGTCTGGGTGAAGCAGGCGTGCAAAGTGTAACGGTCAGCAGTTTTCGCGGGCGCAACCTCGTGCGGGTATATCGTGTGCTCACGGGCGAGGGGTGCCGTATCATCAAAATGCCGATACTGCCGCCGACACCGACACCGGCGGCATAGCATAGTGTGAAATATATCGGTGCAGGCACGGGCGGAAACTCGTGCCTTTTTTATGCCCGATTGCAATCCTACCGTAATAATTTCAGCCTTGAAAAAGATAATCGCCTTTGCCCGCAAACGGCAGGATACCATTCAGAACACGGTGTTTGTCGCAGGCTCGCTCGTGCTCGTCTGGGCCGGAATCCGTGTGCTGACATCTTTTTGTGCTCCTTGTTTCGGATTCTGAGACAGTAACAACACCTAATGGGCACATGTAGCCGGGACGTGTGCTGAAAATATGCCCGAATAGTAACAAGGAGAGAGTATTCCATTCAACATTGCACTTACCGCATCAATCGGCGAGTGCTGTTTTTTTTACCCATATCAAAAGCCTAAATATATGTTATTCTATAAATTTCGCAATTTCGAGGAGTTCAACGAACTTTTCGGAATACAGCATCACGGCAATGGGGAGAAAAGCCGTAAAAATAAAATTCTGCTCTCCTATATCAAAAGTCGCAAGTTACTTCATGACGCCACCACGTCCGGCGACTTTCATCTGCTCCATATTTCGAGTATGGCAGAGTTGAAGCAAACCATGATTGCCGAAATCCTACGTTCCGGCATCCGTGACGGGAATCTGCCATACAAGGTTGAGATTTTGAAAAACATCTATCGGAGTGCCAATTATTACACGGATGACTACAAAGGTGTCTGCGAGGACGGAGACTATCGTGCCATCCGCTATGTCAATGCCGAAAACGGGCGTGTGTTCAAGATGAAAATCGGCAAGCTCTACCGCAAGCTCATTCTCGAAACGGCATTTGGCAGAACATTGCCGGAGCAGGTGATAACGTATCTGTGCGAGGAAATAGCTCAGGAATGGCAGACATTTACAATGGGATGCCTGCCGCAAAACCGCCTGCACGTCGATTCGAATTTCCAGAAAATATACGATTCGGATGAATGTGCCGGCGACTTCCATAGTTGTATGGTTGATAAAGGATTCCATACGTTCTATGAAAACGCGGTGAATGCCAGTGCCGCCTATCTTGAAAACGAGGACGAGAAAATCATCGCCCGCTGTATCATCTATAACGAGGTTCATGACCAGCATGATAAAGTCTGGCGTCTGGCCGAACGTCAATATTCTACGGATTGCAACGATATTCTCAAACGGGCATTGGTCGATGCCCTCATTCGGGACGGCCATATCGACGGGTACAAGAAAATCGGTGCCGGCTGTGGCGATTCACAGGCTTTTGTGGACAATGAAGGCAATTCGCTCAGCCATCTTAAACTCTCCATTTCCTGCGATTTGGACTACGGGGATACGCTTTCGTATCAGGATAGCTTCAAAAGCTATGACGAGTACGAAAGAGTTGCCACCAACTTCGGCGAGGGAGACATTGGACTGGATACCACGAATGGGGAGATCGAGGACGAGGATGACGAGAGGGAATATGACAGTTATCATGACCGCTATTGCAGCGAGGTAAGAACCGTCTATAGGCATGGGCGTGAATATACTTGCGATGTGGAAGATCTGGATGACTTCCGATTTGTGGAAAGCGATGACGAATATCATCACGAGGATGATGTGTACTATTGCGAGAATTGTGGAGAGTATGAATTGGCGGACAACTGCTATTATTCGGAGATCACCGAAGAATACTATTGCTGTGAGGACTGCATGAGCAAAGCGGAGCAGGAATACAAGGAGAGCAACTGGCACTATTCCGATTATGACGAGGAGTATTACGAGGATGCCGACAATGTTGTCAAATACATGTGCTGGCGGTCTGTCTTGAATCGTTACGAGCAACGCACAATCAGCTCCGAATCGCTCGAAGAACTGGTGGAAAATGGCGAGTATCATACGTTTGAAGGCACAGTCTACGACGAAATCGATGAAAATACTGGGCTGCCTTACGGTATGCGCCTCATTGCGGCGACAATGCCCGAAGCGGCTTAATCAATTATCTATAATTCAACAAGAAAATGAAATTACTGAAACGACTTTACGAAATATATTCCCCAAGTAGGAACGAAAACCGGATGCGGACATTCGTTAAACAGCATGTGTCTAAAAACATTCCCGATGCAGTCATTGAGCAAGACGCCATCGGGAATTTATATATTACCCGAGGCATCTCAGAAGACTATCCCTGCGTCGTGGCTCATCTCGATCAGGTACAGAAGATACACAGTCGGGATTTCCGTGTGATTGAAACACGTGACATCATTTTCGGATACTCGCCGTCGAAACGGCAATGGGAAGGATTGGGAGCCGATGACAAGAACGGGATTTGGATAGCCTTGCAATGCCTTGCAAGATATGACGTCATAAAAATTGCCTTTTTCGTGGGCGAAGAGATCGGGTGCGTGGGGAGCAATGTGGCAAACATGGCATTCTTCGAGAATTGCCGTTTCGTGATACAACCCGACCGTCGTGGGCATAATGATATTATCACGCAAATATCTTGGGAGCCGATTTGCAGCGAGGAGTTCTTGCTCGACGTACAGCCTGAACAGTTCGGCTACTGCCCCCAAGCAGGGATGATGACAGATGTGGAAGCCCTGCGGGGAAACGGCCTGTCGGTCAGTTGCATCAACCTCAGTTGCGGATATTATGAACCTCATACGGACAATGAGTTTACAGTCAAGGAAGATTTGATGAATTGCCTGTATTTCGTGCGGCACATTATCGAAACCTGCACGAAGGTATATACCTATGAATCGACTGAGGGTTATCATGGGCACAGTCCTTATGGGGATTTCGATGACTACAACGGGACGGAAGATATGATGTTCGAAATCATGATGGCCAACCCCGATTATACGCCGGAAGATGCGTGGGAAGTTTACTATATGAATTTCCCCGAGTTCTCACGAGAGGAGTTTTTGGACATATACGGAGAACGTTTGCTGGCATACGGGATGGACATTCCCACAGAATCAGCCTTGCAGAAACAACAAATGACTACCTCTGTCCGGGTGAAGAAAAAAGGTAAGAGCAAACGCACCCTTTCTGGACTCCGACTACAATCAAAGAAAAGAGTTGTATAAAATGGCGGTGCTGCCACCGAGAGTTTGCTCGAAGTAGCTATTCCTTATATATAAATCAGAATAAAATGAAACAGAATGGATGATAGGATTGAATTTGCAATTATTCGCTTCGAAGGCAAAAACCATTTGTGCTATCGGAACGATGACTCGTATATCGATGTCAGCATGCCAATACTGAATTTTACTGAAGGGGAAGATAACTTCGAAATATCTTCCCCGGATTGGTTATGCCGTGATCAGATTTATGAATATGATGGTCGTAAAGTACGGGTGACCCCAGCCTTTTATGATAACGGGTGGCCGGCAATCTGTATCGTAAATCCGGATGATGAGGGCGACTATGAGCTTCTCACGGTAAATCTGGAAACTATGGATGCGATAGGTCTGCCGAACCGCACGTTCGTGGATTGTAACAACCAGCCGGAAGCGTTGGATTTCCTTGTTAAAAATGGATTTGCCGTTGATACGGGATACAAACGCCGTAGCGGTTTCATCGATTACCCGATGGTTAATATCGACCTTGTGCGGTTATACCAACACCGGCCAGACGCATTTCAACAAGCGAATATCTTGTGATTAAAAGACAGATATGGCAGATAAAATATTACAAATGTTTTTCGACATCGAGCGATGGACGAAAGCAATAGAGAAAGGTGTGGGCAAAGATATCCGGAAAGACCAGCTCATCCGTCTGGCCGATGAACACACCCGACTGGCGATTGCCGAGGCTATGATGCAGGGGAAATACGAAATTTCTCCACCCCATACAGCCCAAATCCCCAAAGACAACGGCGAATTCCGCACAGTGTATGTAAATGAGCCGATGGACCGTGTGATACTAAGTATCGCCAATGACCTCCTGTTCGATCTGATGCCTGAAATACTCCACGGAACGTGCAAGTCGTACCAGACAGGTATAGGTTGCGGTCGAGTGGTTACCGAAGTCAGCCATCAAATCGTGAACGCCACAAAGAATGGAATTTTGGGCTGGAAATCCGACCTCTCCAAATATTTCGACAGCGTACCGATTCAATTCATCGATGAGGCATTCGATAAGGTTAAGACCAAACACGGTCATTCCGCTTTAATCGACGTGCTGCGGAAATATTATCATTCGGACTTGTATTTCGATGAGGAAAACAAACTCCGAAGCCAATACCAGTCCCTCAAGCAGGGTTGTGCCGTAGCAAGCTGGCTGGCGGATGTGCTCCTGTACGACCTCGACGAAGAATTGTCGGAACTGAACGGCTACTATGTACGCTATTCGGATGACATGCTCTTTATCGGTGCCGACTACGAAAAAGCAATGGAGTTGCTCCAGACGCGACTTGCCGAGAAATCCATGAAACTCAATCCGAAGAAGGTGGAGTATCTAACGGCGGACATTTGGTTCAAATTCCTCGGATTCAGTATCAAAGGCAAGATGATTTCGCTCTCGTCCAGCCGTATCAAGACCTTCCAGAAAGAAATTGAGCAACGAACGATTCGCTGTCGGGACACGACGCTGACGAAAGCCGTCCACGCCGTGAACCGCTACCTCTACAAGGGTAACGGTGAGTTCAGTTGGGCGACACAGATTCTTCCCGTATGTAACGTGCGGAAAGACCTTGACGAACTGAATATGTTTGTCATGGATTGCCTGCGGGCTGTTGCAACCGGCAAACGTAAGATTGGAGGTCTGGGATATGTCAGGAATAAATCTGACGGGTGTATCGTTCGGGGGCGCGGACGCAATGTGAAAGCGAATCGTTCCAAAACCGAAGGTAACATTCCCGGCTATCTGACGATTGGCTGTATGCGGAATGCCCTGCTGACAAGTCGGGCTGTGTACAACACGCTGGTAGCATCACTGTAACAATGCCGAGCACACGGCAAGTTGATGAAGGGCTGGAATTCATATTACAGGTAATTTAACCAGAATTATCCTGAGTGAAATCCGGTTTATCCACCGGTTTCACTCAGGATTTATTCTGGCAATAGCCTGTAAGCATCAAAGTGATAAAGTAATGTGCCATCCTGCCAGACATCCGTACGAAAGAAACTGAAACACATCAGCAGAAGTTCGAGGAATGAGGTTGAGACTCCCGCGTGTCACCCCAGCTCTATCGAGAGTCTTGAAGGTGATCGATCCGATAACCTTCAGACTCCTCAAAGCTGGGCTCTCTCGCGGGCAACATCAAGCAATTAAAGAAATGTGTCGTCATTATGAGAACTTCCTCCTCTTTAGCACGAAAGCATGATTCAAGAAATATGATTCAATATGCCGAGTTTCGATACAGCCCATCCGGCGCCGTCGTATCCCTAACGTCATACGAC